GGTCGCAACGAATGGGTTGTTTACCATGCCGTAGCGAGTCTTGAATCCGATTCGCGGCTGGAAGGTGTTCTCACCGATTGCTCGCGCCATCTGTAGCGGAACATATGGGCAGTAGAACATACCAGCGTCGAACGGCGAAGTACCCTTGTAACCAACACAGACATAATCCTTCGCAGCAGCACCAATACCTGGGCCAGCATATGGATCAATGTAGACTCTCATCTTACCGTGTAGGACACCAGCGAATGTATTCGCAGTATCATCAACTTGCAAGTTTGTCTGAAGTGCAGGTGAGATGTTCAAGAAACCAGACATAGCGAGTGCGGAAGCAACATCAGCAGAACAGATGACGATGTTACCCTTTCCTCTACGAGTTTCTTTCGCAATAACATTTGCTTCGCGTTCGATCTGGAACAACAGACCACGGAAGCGTTCTGCGGACCAACGGCCGTCTGAGTCAGTTTGCATGTCATAGACACCACCGAGACCGACACCCTCAGTCCCTACGCCAATATCAGCAGTACCAGTAGTGATACCAGCAAGGGATGCACCCGATGCACGACCGGAAAGGTCTAGTTGCTGTGCGCCCAACTTAGCGTTGACGTAGATTGTACGAATGACTTCGCGGTTGATTTCAGCAAGAATTTCTGTGCTAAGGAAGTTAGCAAGTTCCTGCTCTGCATCAAGACCATGAATCGCACGCAAGTCTTGTGCGAGTTCAGTTGTGTACTCTGCCTTCAGGGCGCGTGTCTTCGCTTCAACGGCTGTTCGCGTAATGCTGAACGCCATTTCGTTGAATTCGTAGTTGGTGCTACCCAACTGCTCACCAATGGTTCGTGAAGCACCAAACCCAGGTGCGTAAGCATCAGTTGCACCAGAACCCGTAGTACCACTTAATAGTGGGTCACCCTGATTGCTGTCTGGGTTAGCAGTACCACTACCACCAGTAGAACTACCGAATGAGGTAGATGCTTCGTTGAAAAGTGCTTCTGTACCACCCTGAGATGTGTACTTGGCCTTGATCGCAAAGATAAGACCAGTTGGGCCGTTCATTGGCTGAACACCACACACATCATATGCCATCAAGTTTGGCATTGCACGACGAACAAGAGAAATCAGGATTGGGTCATAACCCTTCATGTCCGCATTGCCGTCTGCTGTGTGAATACCAAGGCCGCCGTTAACAGAGTTAGCAGGAAGGGATTCGTTCAACCGTTCACGCTCCTGGTTCTCTAGAAGAATCGCAGTAACGGTCTTACGGTAGTTGTCTTGAATGGCAGGCAGCGCCTGGTGTTCAAGAATTGGCTTCCAACGATTAACACATTTGTCAGCATATGAACTGTTGACAACTGCTTCGTTTAGTTGATTTGAATTATTCTCGTTGAGACTCATTTTTTTCTTCTCCTTTTATCTGGCACTAATTGCCTCATCTATTTTATATATGCCTTTTAATATGTTTTATAGTGTCTACCTAAACTTTGTGCATAAATTCCCATGACTCCCTTTGGAGTTTCTTGCATATTTGCAGAAATATTCGAATCATCCACATCTTCTGTCAAGGAAGACGATGATGAATATTCTTCAGTGAAGTATCCTTCACGCAATGTATTCAACTTGTCTTCGTAATCATCTGTAGAATCAAAATCAAGTCCTTCTGCAAGACTTCTTAGTTTTTCTACATCAGTATCAACCAGTCCAGATGAAACTCTGTTGAAGATAATTTCACGATGGGACTCTGAAAGTTCCTGTGCCAGTTCGATGCTACGATCTGTTTCTTCAGATAGTTTCATTTCGAGTTCATCGATTCTGTTGGACAATTCGCCCAATGCATCATACTTCTCGTCCGGAACATCAATATAGTTGTTCTCGAATAGGTCCTTAAGACCAAGAATAAAGTTTTCAGCAATCTGATTCTTGACACCATTTTCTAGTGCCAAACGATTGTCTTCTTTCCATTCTTCAGCAACATAGTTCATAAACTTAGTGACTGTTTCTTCTAAGTGTTCCTGAATAGAAGCAACTTCTTCCTCAAGAAGATTATCATAATCTTCTTGAAGTTCTGCTTCCACTTCAGAGATACGATCTTGTACCGCTGCTTCGAAGATGACAGTTGCCTTCTTTACAAAGTCTTCGGATAGGTCATGATCACCAAACAAGGCAGCAAGTTCCTCCTTGACCTTAGTCTTCTTAACATCGGGGATGCTCTTAGACTTGTCAGTATTAGTGGATGTTGGTTCAACATCTTTCTTGTTTTTCTTGTCTTTGCCTTTATTGGTATTGACGATCTTATCGGTTCCTTCGAACCCCTTACCGTGAAGGTCCATTGCGCCCTTACCAGTCATGTCAACCGATTGAACAGACTCATCGACTTCTTCATCATCGTCGTCTTCGTCTTCGTCTTCGTAGTCATCTGCTTCATTGAGAATAGCCTCAATTTCTTCGATAAGACCAGATTCGTCCTCTAGACCTTCTTGTTCATCGACAAACTCGACTTCAGATGATTCAATGATAGAATTATCATTCTCGAATTTTTCTGAGATAATTCCTTTTACAGTTTCTAGAATGTTCTTCTGAGACATTGTATTTACTCCTTTGGTTATTCTCAATCTTCAGATATATATATGCCTTTTTTAGTTTAACCTCTTAGGAAATGGTTCCAAACACGCAAGATGTTTTCTTCCAACTCTTTTTTTGATTGGGATGAGTTGATTTGATTCTTGTATGATTCGATCTGTACTTCCTTAAGAGCCCCATTCTGCCACACCCATTCTTTGCCTTCCATGATTCCATTTACAAAGGCATCAGGGGCAGAAGGATCAGCAACAATATCAACAGCAGCAAGCATGAAATCTTCGCCAACAATATTGGCGCCATCCTTGCGCTGAATTGAACCCATGCCTCTTGTAGAGACACCCAACTTCACACCTTCTTTGATAAGACTCTTTGCAATCTTACCAGTTGGCGTTTCTAGTAGTTTTGCTTTACCGTAAACATCATTATCCCGGGATTCAAGTTTGGTGATAAGGTGTGACACACGATCTAGGTTTACACTTGGTCCCTCTGGATGACCAAGTTCGCCCATTGCTCTATGGGTTTGCACGAATTCTTTATTGTATCGTGTTGCTTCTTTTACAAGTGTATCTTTGGGATAGATTCGGCCATTACGGTTCATCTTTTCGGATTGCATGAAAATGCCTTCAATATAGAGTTGTTCGTCGCCATCTTTCGATTCACAAACAACATCAACATCTTGTGTAACTTCTGTAATGAGTTTAACGTGTTCCATGCATAACCCTTTAATATTTGGATGATTTTACAAAACGACCAGTCTTAGTAGCACCATATGGTTTGCCACCTTTTGAAGTGATTTTGTCAACTTCATTTTGATCGAATATAATCCATGATTCTTTGTTCTTTGTGAAACTACCATTTGATTTCATGCCTGTTGCACCAGCAATATAGTAGTATTGTGTTGCCGATTCGTTGGTTGCCTTCTTGCGTCTTGATTTTCGTTCTTTCTGACAAGATCCCTTTTCGTATGCTTTTTTTCCGGGGGTTGGTTTGTAACCATCCCAGCAACGATCGCCATCACCCTCTTCGAGTTCTGCTTTCTTGCGTCTTGATTCTCGTTCTTTCTCAAATTCCTTTTTCTTCTTGAGTTTTTCGATTTCAAGATCAAGTTTTGCCATTTTTACTGATTTATTTACCGATTCTGTATGAATAACACGACCATTAGAGTTCTCAACTGAAATCTTTGCCCCAGGATTCGTTTCCTTCATGTAGACAATGGCATCGCCAATTTCACCGTGAGCAATGTCACGAATTTGTCCGACGACCTTGGAACCCTTAATAGCAACCAAAGTAAACGGGCCATTTTTGGCCGTTAGTTTACTACTAAATCTAGGTGCTTCATTGATATATTTCATCAGTCATCCTTTTTCATGGACTTGGCAATCTTTTCACGACGGTTTTTCAGATATTCATCAGATTCATCCGAATCGCCATCGTTGTCTACATCATCATCTTCTTGGCCAACGGGATCCATTTTCTTTTCATTCATGTTGAAGTGTTTTTCAAGTACTTCAAAACGAGTTACTTCGACAATATCACGCACTCGATCAAGCATGATTTCTTCAAATAGGTCCTTGGCATCAACAGTATTCTTTGTGACGATGCACTCTACTAGTTTGCTTTCTGCTGTTTGCATGGTATTCTCCAAATATGTTTATTGTTCATTTGTATCTATGCCTATTATTGATCAGAATTGCCAAAATTGTTATCTTCCTCAGAATCTTCATCATCGTAAAGACCGGCACCTTCTTCTTTCTTCATTTGTTTGTCTTCTTTACGGATATCTTCTTCAGATTGCTTAAGGATGTTTCGCCGAACAGTATCGACAGAATAGTACTTACCAACATATTCATCCATATCGCGTAGCAATTCGATTCGTTCTTTTAGAATCTCATTCTCTTTTAGTTCGGTGAAGTATGAGTCCTTGTTGAATACAATTTCAATATCATGCAGAATGTCTTTGTTCCAGTCATCTTCTTTGATGATGGACTTTAGAATCAGTTGAGTCTTCAGAAGATGCAAGAACAACTCTGAGAACTTCAGTTGCAGGCGTTGAATGAATTTGTGAAACTTCAATTCATCTCTAGTGATTTCAGATGATCGGCCCATGTTGAACCCGTTTTCTGCTTCCAAACGCGATGTAGGAACATTCAATGCCCGATACAACTTTTTCTTGAAGTATTCAACATCGTCCATTTCGCCCAAGTTTTCGCCACCTTGTAGTGTGTCGATTTCGGTTCCTCGGCCACCTTCTTTTCTTGGCAACCAGAAGTCTTCGAGCATGTTCATGTGTTTACGGTCATCACGGACTTCACCCGTCGCTGCATCATAAACCAACTTGTTACGATAACGATTCATCATATCACGGAGATATTGTTCTGCCTTATTCTTTGGCAGAGATCCAACATCAATATAGAATACTCGTCGTTCCGGTGCCCGAGAGATTCGATAAATCACTACAGCATCTTCGATCATTCGAAGTTGGTTAAGTGGTTTAACTGCTTTATGTAAGTAACCGAATACTCTACGAGAAGTGTGATTGAATAATCCAGAAGGCACATAACAAATTGCATTGGGGTCAATCTTTACACCCTCTTGACCGTTTTGTTCATACGGAATAGAATTCTGCATGCTTGTAGCAAATTTGTCAGTATAGAAGAAAAACTCCTCTACCTTGTCGATGATATCAATGCCACTCTTAGGGTCTTTCTTTTTCGTGATGTTTCTGATTTTCTGAATCTTAGTAGGATCAATAGGTCTTATTTCTTTGATACCTTTTGAACCATTGCCATCATATGGAATGATATGGTAGTAGAGTCTACTATCGATGTACCATTTTCTGAAGATATCATGGCCTCTGATATTGAAGTTTAGAATCCGTATAACATGCTTAAATTCTTCTTCAATCTTTTTCTTGATTGATTCTGAAATGTTACAGTTTGCTAGATTCAACTTTACAATAGGTTCATTCAATCCACGAACAATTGCTTCATTTGTGATATCATCAATCACCATTTCAACTTCAGCATGCATTGCCATAGTTCTGTACTGATCGATAAGAGAAGCATCACTTTTGTAGTTACCTTCAAGATCAATCATGGTTCCATAGAAACCACCGACCTCAGTAACTAACCTTGCGCCATCATCTTCATCAGGTGGAACAAATGATTTTGAAGAAGTACTTGTTCCAGACGAGATAACTTCTGGTCCGGGTGGGCCCTTACCAGATTTGTTACCAAATGAAAAACCAAAAAAATCAATAGCCATAATGATTAGTTCCTTTAGAGGATATTAGTTTGCTCTAATATGCTCCGGGATGAAGTTCTGGTATTGCATTTCAACTGTAAATTCTGCATATGTGTCGGGTGTATCCCATTGAAGTTCAATAGATGAAATGGATGCTGGCCAGCATTCTTCGAATTTATACGAATGGATAACATTGTCGTTGCGATCTAGTTGCTCAACAATCCAGTCCTGATAAATATTGTTCGCGCCACTTGGAGTGAATGAATTCCGATCTACACCAGGACGGTTGGTTGCGTAGTTGTTAATCGCTGATGACCATGATTCGAATTTCTTACGAATCTCCATGTCACCATCAGCA